GCGTTCATGTCAAATGACAGATCGTTGTCTGTAGTCACTGTACCACGGAACGATGCTGTTAGGGTGTCTGCTGTGTCAGCTTTAAGAATGTCAGCGTCAGCAGTTTCATATGTACCAAAATCACTAATCTGAGACTCAGTGATTGACAGTGCCGCTTCGTGTTGAGTGACAGAAGACTCAGTAATGTTGGCATCCGGAACGTTAGCCCATGTCACTGCCGCAGTCAGATCGTTAGTCTCTGTAAAGCTCTGCAGTGCTGAATCAGCCAATGCACCCTGTGCCGCTGTAGCATAATCTGTAGATGCTGTAGTAGCCGCAGTGCCTAAACCTAAGTTAGTACGTGCAGAAGCGGCGTTAGAAAGATCAGATAGGTTGTTAGCAACGAGAAGAGTACCTGCTCCAGATACATAGGCGGCTGTCCAAGCACTGCCAGTGTAGAGCTTCATTACTTCATCAGTTGAATTAAAGTATAATGCTCCTGCAACTAACGCATTACCATCGTTGTCTACAGAAGGGTCAGATGTTTTAGCACCTAAGTAACGATCATCAAAATTATCATAGGCCGCAAGCGTTGCATCTCGTGCAGACTCAGCGGCGGCTTGGGCGGCTTCAGCGTCTGCTGTGGCAGTAGCAACAGCGGTTGTAGTAGCTGTGGTTATAGTTGAATCAACATTACTTTCAGCAAGCTCTGCGGCGGCCTGTGCGGTTTCAGCGGCTGTCTGCGCTGTCTCTGCCGCTGACTTTGCTGTCTGTGCCGAAGTAGCTGAGGTTGCCGCATTCGTAGCTGACGTAGCGGCGGATGTAGCTGAAGAAGCGGCTTCGGTAGCCTTAGCAGTTACAGCATCAATAGTTGCTTGATCTGATGTTGAACTAGCACTTCCAGTACCACGAAAGATAGCCATCGGTTTCTCCAGTTAGAAATAAAATAGGGGAGCCTGAATAGACTCCCCCGGCTCTGTTTAGATTACAACAGAGAGTACGTTCTCTTCACGGAGAACTTTAGTGCCGTACAGAGTATCAGCAGTGAACAAGTTCGCAAGGAACTCTTGCTTGTACTGAGTCTGTGAACGAACAGCCATCTGCTCTGCAAGAACAAAAGCGTCCTTGTGCATCAGAGTGACAACACGACCAGAAGTCGTAGAGCCAGTGACCGTTGGAGCGTTAGATGTAACGTAAACGTCTACACCGTAAAGCTGACCGATCTGACCGTTGTTAACACCACGACCGTTTACAAAGTCTGAAGACTGGTAACGATCAATGCCCATGATGACATTACGGATTGCAGGTGGGATAATTAATGCACGAGCGTCCATAGGAACGTCAGCATCATCCAACTTCTGAATCATGTTGCGGAAAGCCGCATCAGAGAATGCTTCAAGAGCAGTAGAGTCGTCGTAGTCAATCAATACGTCAGACGCACCGTTGATCTGGTAGTGAGACTGTGTAGCATCAGAACCATCAGCAGTACCTGCATCGTTTGATACATTCAACAATTCTGCGAACAGATCGTCATCGACTTGCTTAGCAAGAGCGTAACCTGCATCGTCAGTGTAGAAACGACGGAGTGAATCCAACGCTTGTACTTCTGTGATGTCTTCAATCAAACGAGAATATTCGTAGTGATTGTCGATAACTACTTGCACTTCTGTGTTAGCAGTCTGCTGAATTGTTACAGTGTCAGCCGCAGTCTTGGCATTCGCCGCGCCACGAGTAGGCTTAGGAATATGAAGAGTGTCACCCTTCTTGCCAGTCATAGGCATTTTGTTTACGAGGTTAGCAAGAACGAGGTTCTGCTTGTACGCCGCAATGATTTCGTCTGACCACAGTTCTGGAATGAACGTGGCCGCGTTTGCTAAAGTAACGGTATTGTTACTTGCGGGGGTTAAGTTTGCCATTGTAAATATCTCCTAGGCTATTTAACTCGACCCTCGGCATAAGCTACCCGTATTTCAGGAGCAAGCTGTTGATACCTATCAGGGTCTGTTTGCATAAGTTTAATAATATCAGCACGACGATAGATTTTACGGCTTGATCGTTCTCCCGATCCTCTGGCGTTTCCTGTTGAAGCTGACTTAAGCTGACGCTTACGATCTGCTTCGTGCATTTCTGCACTTTCTTTAACAATGTTCTGGCGTTCTTTCCATGTTGTTAATAGCTCATTCGCAGAGTTATAATCAAAATTTTGATCTGCTCGTTGATAAAGCTCTTGACGTACTTCAGATGCCATGACCCATTCTTGAAATTTAGTATCTTGAATGATGTCGTTAAAGTCAGGATGATCCGCTTGCAACTTACCTAAAGCCGCCTGCTGTCGCATAACAAGTGATGCTTGCTCTGCCTGTTTAACAGACGGATGCTTAGCAATTGCTCGCTCGACAGCTTTTTGAGGATCGTCAAAAAAATCAATCTCTTCTTCGTCTTCTTCTTGTGGGCTATTGGCCTTTGCTAGTTGTGTCTTTACGAAATTATCAACAATACCGCGTAATTCACCAACTTCTGAAGATTGCTTTCCAAGTAACTTTTCGGCTTCTTGGTGCATACGCACAATATCTTTAATATCTTTGCCCTGATACTTTTCAGGTATATCATCTTCTTGTGCTTCCTGAATTTCTTCAGGTTCTACAGGTTGCTCTTCTTCAAGAATCTGCTCATCTTCATCAAAAGTTGTGAATGCTTCCCCGTCTTCTGGTTGATATTCGGGACTATCTGCAATTATACGTGCCATATATTTTAAACTCCGTGGCTAAATGCCATTATGGATTACTATTTACGTGCGGCTCTCTCATGATCCTTAGCCCACCTGTCGTCTTTATCCGGCCAACCATGACCAACGAAATGTGTTCGGATCGGAGAGATTATCCGTACTGATGTTTCACCACATTCTAAACACGTTACGAAGTTGTCACTGTGAGTCCAGTGTTCTTCAACATGGTTACATTGGGTGCATTTATAATCGTACCGCTTAAGCATTATTCTGCCCTTGCAATACGTCATAAGCTGCTCTAATACCTGTTTCAAAGCGTCTGACTCTAAACAGGGCATCACGTTCACCTTTAACAAAAGATAGTTGTGATTCAGTCTTGATGTCTTCTATACGATGTCGATCAAGAATTTCATTGACTTCTTCTATGAACTGTTTCCAACCATCTGTTGCAAATAGATCAAAATAGTTGTCATAGTATTTATTTTCTTCAGGACTCAAATGAGTTTCTCCCTAATTGTAATGCAAATATTATACCACAATTTTATTCATTTGTCAAGTATTTTCTTGACTCTTAGTTGTTTTTGTGGTACGAGGTGCTTTTACAGTTTCTAATTCTTTTAATCTTTGATCGAGTTTTGTCAAGATGCCATTCATTTGATCAATGACTTCTTGGAACTCTTTCTTAGTTACTACCATTCGATTGCCTCATTTGTTGCTCAACAATATCTTCTTTACTTGCAATTTCACGTTCTTTTAAAACAAGTTCTGCAAGTCTTGCTCTTCGTTCAAATTCTTTATCTCCCATATCATCCTGCCCTGCTTTAACTTGTACAGCAATTCTACGTGTTTCCGCATCAAGAGGAAGCATTTGTGTTTCAACTGCATTTTGCTCAACACGAGATTGAATCTCAGCAGTTTGTGCTTGAACATTTTTAATGACTTCTTGTTTATGAGCCATTTCTATTTGCATTTGCATTTGTTGCTGTTGCTGTTCTTCAGGATTAGGCTGATTAACTTGACGCAATCTTTCAATAATTTCTTCACGATTACTAAGATTCATGTTATCAACAATGCTTTCAATCAACATTGGATACATTGGAGAGTCAGGACTCATTGTTTGTAACAACTGTACAAGTTGTGTTACTTCATATTCACGCGCAATAATACCTAAAGAGCTTGAAGCAACAAACTTAAAGTCCCGAACTGGATACAACTCAGGATTGAATTGCATATAACGGTGAGCCGCTTTAGTAACAAAAGGTAATAAGAACGCATCTTGGAAGTTAATTAGTGTACGCTTGTGTCGCTTAATAATTGCACCAAGAGACATTGAAATACCTGCGGCAGTGCTATCTCCATTGATAGAACCGGGGATACCTGCGGCATCAATTGCACCTGTAGCCATCTGCACCATTTGTTGTAGTGTAGCCGCTTGATTAAACGTGTTAGGATCAAGACGACCAAAGTTAAATGGTTGTAGGATCTCAGCAGGGTTGCCATTTGTTAAGATTGCTTTGCCCGGACGTACTTCTAACTTAGCCCCACGAGGAAGCCTAGAAGCGTCTACAGCCATCATTGGATGTACAGTCAATGCCAAGGCATCAATACGTGCGCGAAGTTCTGTGTCAAGAGCTTTCTGTGCGTTGTAACCTTTCTCACAGATACCACG